AACGACCGCGCCGATGTGATCCACCTTGTATTCGAGCCGGCATCGGCAGCCGGAAATCTCCGATATTGGTGCGCGCGGGTCGCCCGGGAACCGGAGACGCGCACCCGACGGGCTCTGAAACACCTCATCCATCGAGACACTCTCGCCGTTGAGGACACGATGGGTGTGCCGCACACGGCTGTCGCCGGCGGACCGCCATACCTTCGTGACATCCTGTGCTTGGACCTTGCCGGCCTCGATCTGCTGCCGCATTGCCTCGTCGCGGGCGGAGCTGAGCGCCATCATGGTTTCGGTGCGCCCCAGCATCTCGCCGCGGAGAAGCAGGTTCTTGTCGCGCAGCCGGCCGACTATCTTGGTGAGCGTCTCGCCCGTCACCGGCTTGCCCGCTCTGATCGCGGCAACAACGGTCCGGTCGAAACGCTTGTCGCGCGTCTTGAGCTCGAAATACCGGTTCATCAGTTCCGGGTCGCCGGACGCCAGATGAACGCGGGCGCGCTCGATGAACTCGATCTGGTACCGGGTAAGACCGATCACTCCGCCCTCTCGGCGGCCGGTGACGCGGCTCTGCCGGCCGACGACGTCGAGGGCCGTTGATCTCGGATTGGCGCCGCGAGCAAGACCCTGCTCCAGCGCCTGGCGGATGCCCTGCTGCTGGTCATCGGTGATGTGCGTGACCATCGTCGAGGACAGGTCCCGCAAAATTGCCTCAGCAACAGGATTGCGGACGCCGAAGCGCCAGATGACGCGGTTGCCCTGCGGGTCCATGACCTTCGGCAACTCGCCGCCAGCATTGGTGCCGCCGGCGTTGAATGCCTCCTGCAGCGCGATTTCAAGCGCGGAGAACGCCTCGGGCTCGATTTGCATGGCCTCAACAGCACCGTTAACGTCACCACGATCGAGACGCTCGACCACGCGGGCGAGAACAGCCGTCGACTTGATCGTCTCGATCGCTTCTCGAAATGCCGCGGCAAGGCGCGGCTCATAGGTGGANCAGCCGTCGACTTGATCGTCTCGATCGCTTCTCGAAATGCCGCGGCAAGGCGCGGCTCATAGGTGGACAGCAGCTCGTCGAATGTCATGCCGTTGCCTTTCGCCGAACTGCTTCTAAGTACCTGATCTCAACCTGCGGAAAGAAACCCGATGAACCGGAATGGGCTCTACCTCGTGATCGCCGTGCTTGCCGTTGTCGTTATTGGACTGGGTGTCTACGTCTACCGCGAGGAGACTAGATCCGGCGTCGAGATCAGGATTGGCGAGGACGGGCTCTCGGTTCAGGAGAACTAAGCCGCTATCCTTCCTTGGACGATGAAGACGACCGGCGTGACGCCGTCGTATTTGTTCGGATCTCCCGCCACGATGGCGTAATCGGCGCCATTGGCCGTGACGACGTCGCCGACTGTCGGCTCGACCGCCAGCCCGACAGCCGAGATGTAAATTTGCATGTCGCCGGTCTGGATGACCGTGCCGTCGATGTAGCGGGCTTCGTAGGCCATCGGGACCAGCGTGGCCGGGTAAGGCGTAGGGACAGGATCGCCACCATAGACCGGGTCCGGCGCCTCAAGTCGGGTGACGACACCCGCCTGCCCGAACTCCTCAATGAGCTCGTGCGCGGTCGCCTGCATGTCGGCATAGTCGAACGTAGCCATCAGCAGCCAACCGAGAGAATACCGAGGCAGACAAGGCTGTCGTCGCGCAGGAAAGGCGCCGACATGCCGTCTACGACTGAAATGATAGGGGTGAGATCGGCTCCGGTCTCGCTCTCGCTTGACGTGTTCTGATACTCGACCTCGAGCTGGCCTACCTTCTTCCGTTTCACGCGGGTGGCGCCGGAGCCGACGGCCGAAAGGCTGCCGGGCTTCGTCGCTTCCTGGTAGGCAGCATAGAAAGATGCGTGAATGACGGCTGTCGGTACCACATCGGACGGGATCAGCTTGCCGCTGACGATCGCGCCCTCGCGTGGCCAGCAACGCTCCTGCAACGCGTCTGCAACGCTGCCGACGAAACGGGAGCCGTACACCGCGTCGATGTACTGGCTCCCGCGATTGCGGAGGACGGCAGGCGACGGCGCGCCAGATGGCAGCGTGTAGCCGTTCTCTGTCAGCCACGTCTGAAACGTGGCATCGTCACCGTAGCCTGCCATGGATTACGCCTCTGCCTTGTGCAGTTCGACGAAGGCGGCCTTGTCCTCATCGGACATGTCGGCGAAGCCTTCCAGGTCGTCCTTGCGGAGCGACTTGGTGACCGGCACGCCGTCCTTGCTGATGAAGAACCACCCCACGCCCTTCTGGTTGACGGCATAGCCTTCACCAGTCACCGCGTCCTTGCCCTCGCCACCGGACGAAATCACCTCATACCGGCCGGCCCATGCCTTCGGCTCTTTCGTCAGGGTCAGTTCGGTACCGACCGCAATCTCTTTGCCGGTGCTGGCATAGATGCCCGGCTGCGTGATCTTCACACGTACGCTCATCGGCGTATCTCCTTGGTTTCAGAAAAGGGAAAGCCCCGCCCAAAGGCGAGGCCCAACCTTAGTCGATGTCGGTGGAGTAGAAGACGCCGGTCTTGCCGTTGTAGTCGGCCCGGATCTCGATGCCCATCGCGCCCATGACCAGGAACTGGTAGTTGTCGGTCGGGTTCTGGCGGGTCATCGCCGTCGTGTTGACGGCCATGCCGACGAGCGGGCGGATGAATTCGGAGCTCGGCACGAAGCCGAAGAATTCATTCCCGGACAGCTCATAGGTCACCGCGATCTTGTTGATGCGGCGGTTCGTCAGCAGGTACTGCAACAGCGTGCCGCCCTTGAAGCCGGCGGAGCCGGAATAGGAGCGGTCCAGGTTGCGGCCGATCTCGGGCGAGACGTAGACGTTGACCTTGCCCGTGATCAGGTTGTCATCGAGCATGGCGCCGAGGGTCTGGCTGAAGAACGTGTCGATTGCGTCCGAGGTCGTCGCCGGCGACGTCAGGTCGATATTCGCACCTCCGGCAGCAGCGCCGAGATTGATCGCCTTTGCCAACGGCGACGTGCGAATGCCATAAGCGGTATAGCCGCCGACCTTGATGGTGGCGTCGCCATCGAGAGCATAGAGCGCCATATCGCGACGGATCTTGGCGGTGTGTGCCTCCTGATCGTCGGACAGTGCGTCGAAGTTCTCCGACTGCAGCGTGTTCCATTCCCGCCATTCACGGCCGTAAGCCGTGGAGAAGATCGGGACCGGAGAGCCGCGGTAGTCGTAGACGACCTTATCCATCGGCACGGGCACCTGGCCGGACATCGAGCGGACCACCGAGCCTGCATCCGAAGAGACTCGGTTCAGATGGACGAGCTTGCCGATGTTGACCGCTTTGGCGAGCGGCATCAGGTCGGCCATGTAGACCTGACCTTCGTCCGAGCGCATGACGCGACGGGTGATCCCGTCGAGGTCGAGCCATGCGTCGCGCGGCAGGATGGCGGCCGCGTTCTGAACGGTCGCCAGCGCGGTTTCCGTCTGGTGGAACCATTCGCGGTTCGCCTGTACCTCGTCCCACCAACCCGCATGGATTCGGGAGTTGGCGACGAGCTGGGAGGAGAAGTAGCGCATTGTTCGATCGCTCCTTAAGCGGCTGCCAGATGGCCCTTGGCCGCGCGCACGCGAACAAGCTGATCCGATCCGGTGGTGTTGTTGTAAGCCTCTTCCGCAATCGCGATGACGCGATTGCCGGCGGCGACGGGCACAAAGCGGCCGGTAGCGTTCGTCGTGAGACGGGCGCCCTTGGCGATGTTGTTGCCGGTCGGAATGCGGACGTTGAAGAACTGCTCGTCCAGCATTTCCATGCCGATCATGGTATCGCCGGAGGCCCAGGCTTCGTCGACACCCTTCATCTGCAGGTAGTTATCCTGCGCGATGAAGACCTTCTCGACGGTGGAAGCGCCGGCGATGGCGAAGTGGCCGCTGCCATTGAAGACGACGGCGAGGCCCGGGAGGGTGGCGGCCGCCGCGAGCGCTTCCTGCACCTGCGGCAGCCGTTCCGTTACGGGGCCGGCGAAGATCTTGTTATAGCGGGCCATGATTATTCACCCTCCGGCAGCTTGTAGGACGGCTTGTCGCCGGCGGGCTTGAAGGCGCCATTCAGCGCAGCAGCCTTTCCGGGTTCAGCCTTGGAAGCCAGCTCCTTGAGCGCGTTCAGCGTCAGTTCCTTGGCGGCGGATTCGCTCAGGACGTTCGCCTTCACGACCTTCACGACCAGTTCAGCCTTCTCGGCTTCTTCCTTGGTCTTCTGGTTGGCGACCATCTCATTCTGTGCGTCGACCAGCGGCTTGACCGCGTTGGCGACGGCGGCGCCGATCGTGTCACCGATCTTAGCCATGCTTTCCGAGAGGGTCTTGACCTCATCGGAAAGCGATTTGAACTGCTCGTCAGAGACAGGCATGTCGTCTTCCTTTCGATTGGTTGAGGGAACCCGCCCGGAGCCTACGGCTTCCATGATCGCGGCTTTCACTTTGTCCCAGATGCCGATGTTCTCCCGGCGCCTGAGAGCCTCGACCAGGCGGGTGCCCGCCCAGTCGATCTCGCGGTCAGCTTCCTCTGTGAGGGAGGAGTTGATGACCTCTATTTCTTCCTGCTCGCCATTGGCGTTGACCAGCATGCCGACGCCCTGCTCAGGGGTGGCAGCGCCGCTCTCGTTCAAGAGGATGGCGTCGTGGTCGAACTGGATGTTGCGAGCGATGTGCTTGTGGTCGGAGGCATTCGACACGGCCTCAAGGTTGGCGAGCAGACCGGTGGAGGTGTGTACCGGCTCGCCCTTCTCGATCGCGGCGAGAACTTCCTTGCCGCCTGGCGAACGATTGGCGACCTCGACGTCGATAACCTTGTCGAGGAAGACGCGACCGTTCTCGCGGCGGACGTTCTCGTTCCATGCGCCGATGTAGCCGAGGTTGATCCCNAAGACGCGACCGTTCTCGCGGCGGACGTTCTCGTTCCATGCGCCGATGTAGCCGAGGTTGATCCCCTCGGGGTCCCGGGCCGAGACGAACTTGCCGTTGATGGTCGGATGGCCCAGCGGCGCCGGCGTCCGGTTCAGGCTGACATAGCTCTTTTCGATCTCGTCGGCGGGATACATGATCCCGTTCATGATGATGTTGTCGGGGAGCGTGGCGCTGGGGACGATGACGACGTCACGGCCGTTGCGCTTTTCCTTCCGGACAGCCTTCGTATTCGCGACGGAACGAACGTTCACGCGGACGTGCTTCATTCTACGGTGTCCTTTGGTTTGGTGCCGAGAGCATCGCGGGTTTCATCGTCCGTCGGCTCGTTTGCGAACTTGTCCGCATCCGATAACGGCTCGTAACCAACGACGGCGCGGATCTCCTCGTCGGTGAAGACGACGCCGGTGCCCATTTTCTGGTTGGTCTCGGCCATCTTGCTCGCGCGGTCGATCTTCTCCGACATCGAGCTTTCGGTCAGATCGGTCCAATCGAGAAACCAATCCTTCTCGGGCAGAATGCCGAACCGCTCCAAACGATTGACCAGCGACATGATGTTCGGGACCGTCTGGTTGGCCCGACGCGACATGTTCGTCTGCGCCCACTCGCTAGCGTCTTCCTGGCTGGCGCGCTCGCCGGTCTGCATCCCGACAAGGATCTTCACCGGCATGTTCATGGATGCGGCGAAATCCTGCAGGGCGATGGCATAGAAATGCTCAGGCGACGGCAAGGTCACGTTGAGCTGCTTGGCCTGCATGCCCATGATCATGAGCAGCTGGTCGAAGCCGGCGTTATATTCAGCCACCTGCTCGTTCATCTTGTCGGCAAGGTCTTCGACCGAAACGCCCATGGCCTTAGCCATCATGTCGATCTTGGCTTCCTTATCGACCTCGAGCACGGGCGCGGACTTGGCGTTCTTCCAGAACCCCTCGCCGCCGGCGCCGCGGACCTTCTCCATGTCGGTGAGGGAATTGTAGCCAGGTTCCAGCGCCGACGAGCCGTGAACCGTGCCATCCTTCGACCAGATGATGACGCGGTCGGGGTGGATGACGAGGTTGCGAGGCTGCTTGATCGTGGTGTCGACAGCCGATTCGTTGAACTGGTACATCTTCGGCAGCCCGTAGGTTTCGGACGTCTCGTCCGTATCCCACTGCGAAACCTGCAACTGCCCTTCCCATGCCGGGATGACTTCGACGAGGCCATTGAGGCCGCCACTGGCGCGATCGACGGGTTGGTCGAACCGCTTGCTGTCAGCAACACGAAGGATGACGCCAGCATAGNACTGGCGCGATCGACGGGTTGGTCGAACCGCTTGCTGTCAGCAACACGAAGGATGACGCCAGCATAGGCGCCCACCATCGACATGCGGTCGGCCTCGGCAAGGCGCGCCCAAAGGCGCAGATCGTCGAAGCGCTGGCGGATTTCCTTCTCCAGCGTCGTTTCGTCGTCTTCGCCAGACTGCGAGCCGTCCCGCTCCTTCTCGAGCAGAAACGGGTTCTCCTGCCACGTTTTCAGGACTGTCTTGTCGACGCCGGCAGCTGCCACACCGTTCCGGCAGTACATCCGGTAGAGCTGAGTGAAGCTCAACGTCTCCGGGTAGCCGAAATCCTTGTAGTGATCATGCTTCGTGTTCCCGTTAGCGAAGAAGGCAGGGAACATGCTGCTGAGGCGCCGCTGGGCGTAATTCGCCAGGCTGACTACTTTGTTCATCGGTGCCTCTTAGTCAGGAACATGACGGCGGCGGTACCGTGGTCACGCGGCGCAAAGGCCATCACAAAGGCGTCGGCGAGGTTCGGAGACGGGATATCGCGCTTGTCGAGATCCTTCTTGCTCTCCACCTTCGAGCGGCCGGCGTTGTCGTAGTCTTTGCGGGGCGTCGACAGCTCATCGATGAGGCAGTCGAGGTGATCGCACTCGCTCGAAATGGCGATGAGGTCGTCGGGGCGGAATTCGTGCCCCTTCTCCACCGCGTTGAAGGTGTTTCGGAACCGGCGGGAGACGTCCCACCATGTCTGCGCCTTCAGGTTGGCGTAGAAATCCTTGTTCGTCGGCGCTTCCGGGTCGTTCTCGTCGATCCGGTCGTCTGGGTTGAGCACGGCACCGCCGGCGTTGAACTTGAAATAGTCGATCCGGGTGCCGAACTCCTCGTTCAGCGCCTGGAAGTGGGCGCCGGCGAAAGCCCCTACCCCGATGCTGTCGTAATCGATCGATGCGCCAAGCTCTCGAGCAAGCGCATGAACGCGGCCGGCTGACTTGAGCAGCTCGTCCTCGCGCGCCTGCCACTCGTCGACATGCGTGGCAAGGAAGCCGTGCGCAGCGACCGCAGCNGTCCTCGCGCGCCTGCCACTCGTCGACATGCGTGGCAAGGAAGCCGTGCGCAGCGACCGCAGCGTTCTTGTCCTCGCCACTGTCCGCCACGTCGAAGCCGACGCGCTTACCGCCGGCCGGCTGGATGCCGAGCTTCTTGTGTGCGTCGATCGCCGCCCTGATCCACGACCGCTTGATGATGACCGCGTCATCGTCTTCGAGCGGCTCGCCCAGGTAGATGTGGCGATACTCTTCTTCGTCTTCTTTGCGCTTCGCCTCGATGACCTTGAGGATGGTCGAGGAGAGGAACGGGTTTTCGTTATAGTTGATCTGCCGCTTGATCGTGTCCGGCGGCGTGTTCGTGACGAAGCGACGATAGACGAAGTCGGNGAAGTCGGTCGTCAGTCGCGGGTTGAAGATGATCCAGAACTGAGACCCTTCCTTGCGCAGCGTCGGCTCAAGGATATCCCATTGCTCCTGGGTGAGGTTGTGAGCCTCCTCGATCCAGCAGATGTCGATGCCTTCGAGGGACTTGATTTCGTCGATGTGGCGCCAGAGGCCATAGAACATGAACTCCGAGCCGGTCCGCTTATGCCGGATCGAGTTCTCGGTGATGATGAACTCGTTACCGAGGCCGAACCGCCCGATCTGGATCTTCAGAAGGGTGTAGACCGATTCGGCGATCTTGTTCTGAAACTGGCGGGCGCACAGGACGCGGATCCTGCATTGCGTTGCCAGGAAAATGGCGAAGCCGGCGGCATCCCATGACTTCGAGCTCGATCGGCCACCATAAAGAACCCGGTTGCGAGCAGGTGTGAGCCAGAAGCTACGAAGTGCCGGATTGAGAGTGGCCTTATCCTTCCGAGCCGCCGTAGAAGTCTGCGAGCGATCGGCCGCCGCTTGATTCATCTGGTTCGGCATCGAGGTTATGCGCCTGCCTTTCGAGCGGGATCAAACGAGCGGTGATGCGCGAGAGCTTTTCGAGCAGGTCGCCAGGGCTTTCCTTGTCGCCGAGGCAGGGACCATCAGGTGCAACGCCCTGCATGTATATGGAAAGGCGTTCGGCGAGCACGCGCTTCAACCCGTGAAGCTGCTGCAGGTCCTTCCGATGAGAGGTGACGATGTTGAGGCCACGGATAGCGGCTCCTTCTATAATCTCGCTGTCCGATGCGCGTTGGGGCTGCGTACCATCCTGCGTACCGTCGGTGCGTACCAGCTTCTCGCGTACCGCCTGGCGGACCTTTTCGGCCAAGGCCCTTTGCCAGCCTTCTGCCTTTGCTCTCTTCCGGATGGCGCCCTCAGTAATCCCTTGCGCGGTAGCGATGGCACGAAGGGATATCTGGCCAGCGCGGTACTCGCGCTCGATCGCCTCCCAGTCGGCGCGTTGTTTGTCTTCCTTGCCCGACATGTTGAAACCTGTGAATTAGCGGGAGAACGGATGTCACTAGTTGCGACTCGGCTGCGGTTGTGATCAACCTGCCGATGCAACCCGAAAGGAGAACCGCGGATGGCAATATTCGCAGTCACATTCCGCATCGCTGATGAAACTACCTTGTTAGGAAGTTATAGGGAGCGATGGACCTCAGTTGACGAGGCAATCAAAGCGAGCACCACCGGTACCTACTGGAACGAGACGACATCGTTCTATTTGATCCAGTCATCGACAAACTCCACTGACCTTGCGCGCGAAATCAACAACGCCTCCAACTTAGATGTGGAGAGAGACTTGCTCGTTTGCATCAACTTGTCCCAGAAAGGATATAAAACTCTCGGCAAGTACGAGGATGGCGACATCGACGCACTTATGAAATTAAGATGAGGAGTCTAGTCGATGTCCGACGCGGCTGAGGGAAAGAGGTTCTCCCAGTTATATCTGCGAAGCCAGGAGCTTTTGCCAGACAGCCAAAGAATGCGGAATCGTCTAGCCATCGCGATAACCGAACTAGACGAGGACCTCTCGCGCTTAGGTAAGCGGATCGAGAAGGAGCACGGAGTGCTCATTGGTGAATGTCGATATGACTTCAAGTGGCCACCAATCCTCAAGAAATTAGAACTTCGCGACGTTCTCGATGCAATCACGACGATTTACAACACAATTACGCACCACAGCGAACTCGAAAAAGCGAAGCGGCGCGGACGGTTTCTTATGTCGTGCAGGCGCATTTTTGCAGAAGAACAGGTGAGATATCGTATAGATGACCGGGGCGGCGTTCACTTCACCGTCGATCAGCAGTTCGAAAGTACTCGCGTCTCAACAATAGCGAGCTTGAGCTCGAACCGTTATAATGGTGTCAGGTCCTTGTACGAGGATGCTTTCGTTGCGCTCGATAGAACCCCTCCCGACGGGAAAGCAGCACTAAGGTCGGCGTTTTTCGCCGCCGAGAGTTTATTCCGCCTGATGTTTCCCGCGGCCCATCAGTTCAGCGCCGGCGAGGTTCAAAAGCATTTAGAGCCGCTCGTTAACCGACTGTATGCTGATGAAAAGCCAGCCATTTACCTCGCTCAAAAGCTGGTAGCGTCGCTCCGAGATTGGATCGATGGCGCGCACTTCTACCGGCATGAACCCGGCGCTGAAGAGCCGGCTCAGCCGCCGCTCGAGTTGGCTATCTACATGCTCAGCGAAGCGGGCGGGCATCTACGATGGCTTGCCAAACTGGATGCAATACGCGGGCAAGGCTGAGACACGGTCGCCAGACTCTGAAGTGGGCACCCGTTTTCCACGGCCGCCTGAACGACGTCGCGACCACAACACTCGAACGTGCGACCTCCAGCTATGAGGCTGGTGCGCTACTGAGCTGCTCTACGCCGACGAACAAAGACAAACGCGCGTGGTGGCGACAACCATCTGCGGAACAGGCTTCCTATACGGAATACCCAACCAGGGCTTCCCGTGAACAACGAAAGGAAACCTAAGCATATCCGCATTCAGTACCGCAGCTTCTCGCTAGATATCCCGACTGCGATAATCATTCTCATCATCGACATTTTGCGAGATTGGTGGATTTGAGCTGAGCTTGAGGCGACCACCCTACCGCATAGACAGCGGTCATTGGGTGGTCGCGCTTGCCCAGTCGGGGTCTATCTGCATTTTCCAGGAGCACTACCGGGCAATCTGAATTGGAAAAGGGCGGTCTATGCCGCCCCGAATTTTGGATGCATTTCCCCATTAGGCAGGAGTTGGAAGGCTCCCGGCTGGGCCGTCGAGTATTCCCGTTGCGGTTGGCAAGGTCCGACTGCACACCCAAATCACGCGACTGAATATAAAGCCGTCGAGCTTGCCCTGCAAGCCTCCATCTCGCTGTCCATAACCTTCAATTCGTTGAGAATCTTCAAAACCTGTTGACGACTTGCCGGCGATAGATCGTCAATCGCGGCTTCTGCCATCATCCGCAGCGGAATTTTCTTTCGTCTGCCTTTCGGGAAGATCAGACCAAGCCGCTTGTTGAGCGAATTGCGGCGGTGGTTTTGAGATAGGACAAGCCTCTCTGTGCGCTCGCGTTCCCACTGCTGCCGTTTCTGGAAATCGGCGAACATGAGGCTGCCGATGTCAGTGTCAGGGAAGACGATGGGTCCCCGATCAGCAGACGGGCGGAGAAAGCACATGACGCCGTCGATGTTCCGAACGCGTTCGAAATCCCTCTGACTGATGTTGACGAAGGCATAGCCGACCAACAGCGGGAAGCGGCGCTCTAGCATTTTGTTCGTGCGCTGGTGCTGAGTGATGGCCCAGAATGACGGCATGTAAACATCGATCCCCCCGTTGCGGAGATTGCGTTCGAGAATGCTTTCACCCTTACGCCGCTCGCGAGCCACTTTCTCCTCCTCCGTTTCANGGAGATTGCGTTCGAGAATGCTTTCACCCTTACGCCGCTCGCGAGCCACTTTCTCCTCCTCCGTTTCATCGTTCGCAGGCTCGAGTATAGTCGCCATCCGCTGATAGCCGGGGACGGCCCTGACCGCATACCAGGCCGTCTGTCGGTTGCTGTTCGCTACCATCGTCATTCATTCACCCTCGATATCTTCGGCAAGGACCTTGCATGGTGGTTTCGGCAGTAGCGGCCCGTCGTTTCCGCCGCACAGAACAGGTACGGNCGACAATGACGTTTCGGCTGACGCCAAAGCGCTTGGCGATCTGGGAGGCAGGGAGATCATCCCTCCAGAGCTTCGCAGCAGCCTCGATGTCGACGGTGCGGTGCTCGATGGTCATGCCGCGCGCTCCTCGTCGGCCGGTTCAGCGGCGCCGATGTCTGCCTTCACCTTGCCGCGATACGCCATCTGTTCGGCGGTGACCTGGGTGGCATCGGGGAGCGCCAACATGCGGGCGAGCTCGTCAGCGCGTTCCGGCGATACCGGCGGCTGGACGTTCAGCTTTGTCCGGATCCTGTTGCGGTTGATGCGGACGGCGACCGGCGACCAGACCTCGTCGATTGCCCAGAGATGGCGAGAACCGGCCGGCAGTTCCCGTGATTTGGCAAGGTGTGCGTATTCCAGGTGGTCGACACCTTCGGCGACCCTGACAAAGCCCTTTTCCGCCAACTCGATGGCTCGCTCGCGCTGGTTAACGCGCAGGTCCATGAGCCCATGAGAGCTGGGCACCGTTCGGCTGACGGAGTCCTCGATCGCCCTAAGCGTTTCCTGCTTGCGAATTCGATCCTCGCGGATGAGACGGCACTCGGCATTGGCCATCGCCGCAAGCTCCGCCGGCAGAGGAATGAACGCCTTGTTGATGTTCTCGTATTCGCCCCGCTTCAGCTTCACGTAGGCACGGCGCAGCCCATGGACCGGCACGTTGCGAAGCGAGAGGCGGTATTCTTCGACCGGGTTTGCAGCAGTGATCGTTTCGGAGATCCGCATGCCGCCGCTCATGAGGCCCTCGATGCACTGGCCGATTTCGTCGGCGCCGGCCGGGGCAAGCTGCTCAGTGAGAGCGGAAATCTCCCGCTGCAAGGTCGACAGTTTGGCCGGCAAATTGTTCATCTGGTTCACCGTAGAGTTCTCGTTTCAACCTTGCGTGGATGTCGTGATGGCGTTGCATGGACGGGCTTTGCGGGCGTGGCGGCGCTTGGGCCTGCGGATGCTGACGCCCTCCTCCGCGGTCCTGGTCACGAGTGAGCCAGGAAACGACGAAGCGTTTCATGCCCTTGCTGGTCTTGCGGTTCTTGGGATTGGCATTGAGCCAAGAGCGCATCGCCGCGAGCTGCTGGCGAACGTTCACGGCAGGGAAAGCCTCGGACCACTCGGCGACATCCGCCTCGGAAATCAAAACCATGTCGCCATTGACGGTCGGAAGCTCGATCACCGTCGGTGAGCCCGGAGCGGATTTTTCCGGCTCCGGGCAAACATCCGAACGGAGTGAGGATGTATTGGTGTCTGGTGTACTGGTGTCTTTTGTGTTTCGTTTTTGTTTCGCTTCCGCACTTTCCGGTGTTTCAGAATGTGTTTCAGCGTTCTGGTATTTGCTGTAATTACAGACGGTTACGAGCGTCTTTCCTGTTTCAGAGCATGTTTCAATCATGTTCTGGCTTGAAAGCAGCTCAAGGAACTGGTGAACGCGTCGCGTCGAGGTCCATTTCCAAGCCGCCTGCATCTCGCGGATAGTCACGAAAAGGCTTCCTGCAGGAACAGGCATGACAGACGCACCTATGCGGTGCACGGTGTCTTTCCATGCCGCTTTGGAGATGAGCCACAACCAAGCCTCACGCTCGCTGAACGGCTCAGCGGCAAACACCTCGTGATCGAAGATGGAGGTCTGGACGCGTATCCACCTGCTCATCGCACCACCTCGACGCCGATACCGAAGACGGCGCGCATCAGCTTCTTCTTGATGACGAAATCCTTGGTAGCCACACCCTTGACGTCGACGACACGGTTTCGCTTCTGGATGGCGTCATAGAAGGCGAAATCCGCCTTGTAGGTGCAGACCAGCTGGCCATTGACCGTGAGCGCATACGGCTTCTGAAGCTCGACCTCGTAGACATGGCCAGCGCGCTCCAACTGCTTCAGCGACGAATAGAATTGCGCCTCGCGTTTGCTGTCGAACTTGATGCCGTCGACCGTCGTCTTCTTGTTGCGGTACTTCGAGGGCCGCTCGGGCTGATCTGCCTTCTGAATAGCGCGGAACTCGGCGGCCGACATGCGATCAGAAATCATCTCGCCCACTCCGACATAAAAGGTTCTTTGCCGGCGTAGGCGATCTTCTTGACTCGGCGCGCGTGAAGGCGCTCTGCATAGCTGCAGTTCAATCGCGCATTGATGAGACGGTCGGCCTCGTTTTCCTTGATGTGTAAGGCTTCGGCGATCGCCAGCGTGTCTGGTCCGAACTTGGCGTAGGCTTCCAGGAAGGTCATGCCGCCTCTCCCTGCTCTCGGCGCGCGGCAACATCGATTGACTTCTGATAGTCTTCGCGGATATCGCGCAGCATCTTGAGCTTGGCGCGCTGGACCGAGTTTCCGCCACTGCCGATTCGCGTGCGCAATCCGGCGATCTCGCTATCGAGGAAGGCGATCTTCTCTGTGGTCCTCGGGTGCATCGATTTAGACGCCCTTCTTCGCTGGAAGGACGTGTTCAGCCGCTTCGAACAATCGGCATGCTTTCGCGGAATGCGGAATGAGCCGATTGGCCTTGTTCAATATCGGGCGATTGCACCTTGCCTTTTTCAGCTCGCAGGGCGTTTTCCTGTGACGCTTGCCGAAGTAGCCAGGATCTGCCGGTATCTTCTCGATTCCCTCCGCCAGCTTCCGGGACTTCCAGACGTGCCAGAATATGCACTCGCGGCAGGTTTTTCCATCTGGGCCAGTCCCGGCAATATGGGCTTGCCCCAGGTATGTTTCGGCGATAGGCCGGTGAACCTCTTTCGCCGTCAGGTTCTGCGAAAACAACAAGCGCTCAGCCATTATTGGTCCCCGTCCTTCAGTTCCGGTGCGATGTAATCGGCCCAATCAAGCCTACGGCCGGCTATCCGCCGCCACCTTCGTGCGAGCCAAAGCCTCGTCGACACGGGCAAGCTTCGCATCCAGTGCAGCCAGACGGGCACGGAGTTCTGATTGTTCACGCTTGCTCTCCTCGATGACTGCCAGTCGCAGTGCGTCCAATTCTTCACCATCAATGCGGCGGGCCTTGCCTTCCTTGATCGAGCGGATACGCCGGAAGGTCAGCTCTTTCGTCACATGCTTGGAAATGAACTTGTGAGCTTGCCGATAAAGCTCCTTGACGCTCCCGTAGCGGATCTCGGGATACGCCTCCAAAAACAGTTGCTGGGCGCGTAATGTGTCGTTCATTACCTTGTCCTTATTCGACAACTTCTTGTCACGCTTCGACAACACCTTGTCTGCCTCCTGTGCGATCTTTCATCTCGTTGAAGGAGACGCTGATGCGTACAGGCATTACTTCCGACGGAGAGGACGGCGCCGCGCCAACGGCTGCCGGTCCCTCCCAGGTCATTCCCTTTCGCAGAGCCTGGGCGCCACACCCTGCCTCTGTCACCGGTGACGGTCCCTCGTCGTCACCGGCAATTCCCCTTGGTGAGCTTGTGAACGCCGTTGTTTTGCGGCTCTCGAACAAGCGCATTAGGCTGAAAGTCTTGCGGGCCCCCGGCTTGGGAGGAGGAAAAGACGAAGGCCCGCGTTAGCCGGTGGAGGTGGCCGGCTAGTTCGTGTTCAGAAACGACTTTCGCGAACGTCCGCCAGGATCAGAGCGGCCAATTCGTCATCAGTCATTTTCAGGAACTTGTTCTCAGCGATCAGGTCGCGGCGCTCAGCAACGAGCCGCCCAATCTTGTCGCAGGCCGCGTTGAAGATCTTCGCGCTGATGACCGCGAGGCCGATGGAAGCACTACACACAAGCAAGGTATTCATGATCATGCAGCCCTCTTCTGATCTGAACTTGGATTGGACGGCGCGGCGCGGCTCACCTGCAGTCGGGGCAGCTTCACATTGCCTTCAACTGTTCGCTGGGCTGCCGCGTCTTCGGAGGTGGTTGTCCGGAGGCACTCGCTCATGCGACTTCCTCCGCCTTCTCGCGCATGGCGACGGTGCATCCGTGGCAATGCTTGTCGCCGTAGCCGCCGCAAGCTTCCGGATTCCGGCAGTT